AGGTATTCCTTACTGCCCTCGACGATCGAGTGAGTGTGCAAAACATCCCTTCGTCCCCGCCCACTTTTTATTAGGAAATTCTTATATTTTCATATAGTCTCATAATTTTTGCAGAGAATTCATCGGGCGCGCCATCCGCGAGGACCGCGCGTCCTTCCATTTATTTTGTTAGCATTTTGCTCGTAAGAGTTTTTATCAAGGCCACCGTCCGCGAGGATCGTGCGCCCTTCTTTTCCTATCCTCCGACCGCGACCGACGAAACGACATTTAGTGTGTTATTACGATTGATGTTTATCCATAATTGTTTGTTTTAGTTAAATACTCAGATTCAATTAATGTTTTGTAGAGATAAGGAGGCCACGGCGGTGGCCACCGCTCTTCATGGTTATGATTACCCCGCCCTCCGCGAGGATCGCGGGTTTCCCTTATTCCAAAGACATGCATATTGTATTTTTTACTATTTTTGCTCAGGGGAGGTGTCCGCGAGGATCGTACTCCCCTTTTTCTTCAAACCTACCGACATTCATTCCATAGGTTTTTTAAGGTTTAGATTATTTTTCAGGATGATTTATTTACAGTGTCGGGGTCGCCGTCCGTGAGGATAGCGCACCCCTTCCCTTTTCTCAGACCTACCCCATAGCTCTTCGCAAAGAAGAAACTTTTGCCTGGCCTGTACCTTACAGGGACGGGAGGCGCGGCGACATCGTTCCCGCCCTCCCTTTTTCTATAGACGTTCTTTTTTCATCGCAAATCATAATACACTGGGCAGGCCGTCCGTGAGGATAGCCGCCCTTCTTTTTCTCAGACCTACCCCGTACTTCGACGGTTAAGGAACACCAACAGGAGGTAGGGAGACTCGCAGTCCCTTCCATCCGTTCCTACCGTCGATAGCGATACTTCGAGGTTTAGGAACACCCGCAGGAGGGCGGAATGCACCATGCGTCCGCCCTCCGTTTTTCCTATCGAAAATTCGTCTTATTCTATCATAGGCAATTTGTGTTATCTTAATTACCACCGCGGCCGCCCTTCGTGAGAATCGTGGCCGCATTTTTTTTAAAAACAAGAAAACAAAAAATGAAACAGCTCGAATTATTCCAGGAACCCCCATCCGTTCCCGATGCTCCCAAGCCGATGGAGACAGCGAGGTGCGGCAGAAGCAGAAACCCCATCATCTTCCACGATTACGAATCCTACATCGCCAAGTTTCGCGACCTCCCCAAGACCACCGACGACACCTACACGCCGCCCGATGTCTATGAGGCCGTGCTCCAGTATCTGCGCGAGGAGGGGAAGCTCACCGCCGACCACACCATCCTCCGCCCCTTCTACCCCGGCGGCGACTACGAGCGGGCAGAATACCCAGAGAATGGCATCGTCATCGATAACCCGCCTTTCTCCATTTTTTCCAAAATATGCAAGTTCTACACCGCCCGCCACATCCCCTTCTTCCTCTTCGGTCCCGGAATGACCATCACCTCCGTCTCTACCTACGCCACCGCCGTCATCATCAACTGCGGGGTCACGTTCGAGAACGGCGCTACCGTCCGTCTCAACTTCGCCTCATCCCTCTTCCCCGGCGTCGCCATGATGACGGCCCCGCGCCTCAACGACCTCATACGCGCCTGCCCGTCTCAGAATCAGAAGAAGGAGCTGCCCATCTACGACACACCCGACGAGCTGCTCTCCGTCTCCGACCTCCAGACGATCTGCAATGGCGGGATAGATTTCGCCGTCCGACGCTCCGAGTGCGTCCGCGTCCGCTTCCTCGAGCTCCATCCGAAGCGGGGAAATCTCTTCGGCGACCATTTCCTCATAGCCAAAGCAAAAGCCCAAGCCAAAGCCCAAGCCAAAGCCCAAGCCATGGCCAAACGGGCTATCCATATCCCGCTCTCAGAGCGCGAGCAGCGCATTGTGGCCCGCCTCGGCGCCGATACACCATCTTCTTCCTTTTCTCAAAAAAAACTACTATAAAATATGAGTAGTAAGAATTTTTGTAGTACATTTGTAGTGTCTTAAGAAAGCAATGAACAATGAAAAAAGAACTAACAAAAGAAGAAGATGAGCTGATTGAGGCCATCAGAATGTACAAGAGAAGTTTCCCAAACGGCTACCCACGATTGCTATGGTACGCACAAGAGTTGTTTGATGAGATAACATCTCGAAAGTAAAGAACAAGGCGGCCCGCAAGGGTCGCCACATCAACAGTCATCGCTATGGAAAAGAAAGACAAGGACAACGCAGTAAAACAACGCATACAGGACATACTCCTCAGCGTGTCATGGAGAGAGATCGCAAACACGTATTTCGACCGTTCGGCATCATGGCTATATCACAAGCTCAACGGAATCGACGGAAACGGCGGCGTCGGAGGATTCACGGCAAATGAGAAAGAGCAACTGCGTGGTGCGCTTTTCGATTTGAGCGAACGCATCCGCCGTGCGGCAGAGACCATGTAGGCAAGTTGTTCGTTACACTTAAGACAGAAGTCGTCCGCGCCTACGGACGCAGACCCCGGGGAATTTCCTCGGGGTTTTTTATGCTCGGCGCCGATATGGCCTTTTTTGCCGAACACTAAAAAAGCCAATATGACAAAAGACCGCAAGGAAGCCATACAGTACGCCTCGGCCTGCATCATGCTCGCCAGCGGCATCGTCCTCTCGTTCCTCAGCTTCTTCCTGAGCAACTACACGATCGAGGATTCCGTCCTGTGGTATTTCGCACAGACCATCCTCTACGCTGGCTCCGTCTTCGGCCTCACCATGTACGTCTCGTCCACCCGCAAGGCCATCCTCAGCGAGGTCAACGACCGACTGTCCAACCTGTCCACCGACACCACCAAGGAAGAGAAGGAGAAAGAAAAGAAATGAGAATCCACGGCACATTCCTCAACAGCGCGGGCCTCGCCGTCACGGTAGAGATCATCACCCGCCGCGACACCCTCACCTCGATAGAGATAGGCAGCGACGAGGCGGGACTGTGGTTCCCAGCCACCAAGGCTTTCACCACCGAGAGCGGGCTCAACGACACCTTCGACGTCGTCCTCCAGTCCTCGGCCACGCTCAGGCTGGAAACCACCGACTACCGCGCCGAGTTCTACCAGCGGGCCTGCCGCGACGCCGTCGTCACGGTCTCCGTCACAGAGGACGACGGCACCACGCGCACGCGCTTCCTCGGATGCGTCGAGCCGCGACAGTACGCCCAGGACTTCTCGGGCGGCCAGCTCTCCAACGACATCGAGCTCCCGCTCATCGACGCCCTCTCTTCCCTGCAATACGCTTCCTACGCCCACATCGGCGCACCCGGGGTCTCCTTCCAGAAGGTCAGGGAGGCGTCTTCCGTCCGGTCCTTCCTCTCCATCATCGAGCAGCTGCTCAGCGAGACCCCCTGCGCCGATCTCCCCTACCGCCTCTACTACGACGGCAGCAAGGCCCTCGCCTCCGACGCCTCACGCCGCTTCTCCATCCTCTCCGAGGTGGGAGTGGCCGAGACGGTCTTCATCGGCGAGGACGAGGACGACACCATGACCATGCTGGAGACCCTGGAGCACATGCTCCGCTTTCTCAACCTCCACATCGTCCAGCAGGGCCTCGACTTCTTCGTCTTCTCCTGGGAGAGCCTCCGGCAGCCCTCCATCCAGTGGCGATGCCTCATAGGCGGCGCGCCCGACTTCGTCCAGAGCCTCGACCCGCAGACCCTCTCCGACGGCAACGTCTTCGGCACCCGCATGGACATGGAGATGGGCGAGACCTACAACCGGCTGGTCCTCGACGTCAACCCCGCCGACACCACCGACGTAGTGGCCTCGCCGCTATCCTCCGACGCGCTGGTCCCCATGTTCACGGGCAAGCAGCTCTACGCCACCTGCCTCTGGGCAGCAGGCACGGGCGACACGTCCTCCAAGGCCTTTCAGGCCCTGCTCAGCGACCAGCCCACCACCTACGACGGCGCCCACACCGTGGAGTATTTCCTCTGGGCGAAGTCGGCCATAGGATGGCGCATCGGCACGGGCGACGGGCGCGGGGGCGTCCGTCAGTGGACCGGCACGAAGCAGGACCAGCAGCGCATACCGGGCCTCCTGCGCAAGCAGATAGGGGCAGCCATCCTCTCCATGGGAAAGATAGACCGCAAGGCATCAGCCACCGACAACTCCCTCACCTCCACCGTCGAGATGGCCGACTACCTCGTGGTCTCCGTCAACGGCAACCTCATCGACGACGAGGCCACCACCTACCCGCAGCCCGACGACCTCCGACAGGCGGCCCCCGTGGCCACATGGGACGGCAACGCGGCGGGAGGCATCTACTCGCCCTCCGACGACGAAACAAAAAACTATATCGTCATATCGGGGTCCATCATCCTCAACCCCGTCCTGCGCCAGTCCGTCAACTATCTCAACCGGGCGCAATACGACCCCCTGCGCTGGGTGAAGGGACGCGACGGCGAGCGCCGCCTCTCCATGCGCTGGTGGAGGGCCGACACGCCCAAGAGCCAGCCCCAGCCTCAGGAGGCCACCACCGACTACGGAGCCATCTCCACCCAGCCCGTCAAGTCCGACAACCCGCTCGCCAAGCCCTACCTCAACGCCTGGGAGGGCTTCTATCCCTGGACCGACGACGACGCCCAGGATCTCGCCTTCTCCTACTCCCGTGTAGGCTCTTCCGTCGATAATGTCTCCAAGATAGGCGCGCTGGAGTGTATGCTCCGCGTCGGTGACAAGGTGGCCGTCGAGGATAAGGACTTCGACGAGGACGGCAACCGCACCGTCACCATCGACGGCGAGGAGGTGGTCGTCCGCTATGGCCACATCAACAACATCAGCTGGAAGCCCTTCCGCACGCTGGAGCAATGCCGGGCGGCCCACCCGGGCGACGAGGACGCGGCCCTCGACGAATACTATGCGCAGACCATCACCATCGGCTTCGACCCGAAGATCGGCGACAAGATCATCGGCACCCAGTTCGACATCCAGAACAACATCGACTACACCCTCGGCCTCGACGTCAAGGGCATGGCCATCCCCGTGCGCCATTCCGACCACCTGCGCGGGCGGGTCCACTTCGAGATCCTCGGGCCCGTCTTCAATGCGCAGTTTGATAAGATTACACGCCGCCACCGCACCTTCTTCCGCAAGGAGAAATGGACCGCCACCACCGTCCCCATCCTCTCGCGCGTCTCCTCCATCATGGTGCGCGACCTCAAAATCGAGCTCCATTCCGACAACGGCATGGCGGGAGCCGATACGGATTCCGCCCACAGCTTCATGTCCGACACGGATGAGGATTTTGTCAACAAGAAGGACGACCTCGAGATGCGCATCCACTCGGCCCTCACCACCTCGGAGTGCGAGGAGCTGGGATGCGCCAACACGGTAGCGCCATCCGTGGCCGTCGATCTCACCACGGGCGACGCCGTCCTGCGTATCTTCGACTGGCTAAAGGCAGCGCCCGACGCCGTCCCGCCCATCGCCGTCAAGGCCGAGCGGGACTATATCGACTCCTACTACCAGGAGTATCACGTCCCGCGCATCGAACTCTCCTTCGACTTCGACGGACTGCTCCCCTTGCCCTTCGCCCGCTTCACCCATCCCGCCCTCGACGGGCGCACCTTCTCCGTCATCTCCGTCGGCTACGACTTCCAGACCGCCACGTCGCAGGTACGGATGAAGGAGGAGTAGCAGCGGGTTCGAGTTTCACATTAAAGCAAAAAGCGTAAATGATTGGTATCAGACTTTTCCGCAAAAAGGATAAAAGCAATCCTACAACCCGCACCACCATCCATGTGCAGGGGCAGGAGACCTCGGGCGTGCCCGCCTCCTTTGTCTCGCAGGTCCGTGCGTGGATCAGCGAGGTGGCCGACCGCATCAATGCCCTGTGGGACAACGCCCGCTCGCTCTTCCTCTCCAAGGTCAACGACGACACGGCCGAGGGCCACATCACCCTCCAAAAAGGCTTCACGGCCTCTGCCGATTCCACGGTCAATGGCAACCTGCAGGCCGACCGCCTCGACGTCCAGACGGTGGCCATCGTCCGAGGTGAGACCACCTTCTCCGAGGACGGCACCTTTACCGACGGCCTCACGGGCCACGGTGCCCGCATCCGTCCCGATGGCTCGGCGGAGCTCGATTCGCTGACGCTCCGGCGCTTCCTGGAGGTGCCCGAGCTGCGCTTCAACCGTGTCTCGGTCCATGTGGGCAACCAGTGGCGGGCGCCGGGTGGCGGCATCATCCGCTCGGCGTCTCATCAAGAGGACGCCACGGGCACGGCCATCCTCCATCTCGAAGCGGGGGAGATAGGCACGGTGGCCGTCGGCGACCTCTGCATGGGCATCTACCATTCCGAGACCGCCTCTGACAACGCATCGGAAAGTGCCGACGACAACCACGGTAACTTCCGTTTTGCCGGATTCTATACGGCCTACTGGGAGATCACTGCCGTCGAAGACTACACGGACCCCGAGACGGGCCAGACCTTCCACAATGGAAAGGTGTCCTACCGCCTCCGTCCTGTCTCTGCCAACTACCCGCGCCAGATGCACCCCACCGCCGCCATGCACTTCGTCTGCTATGGCAACCGCACCGACGCCGACCGCCAGTCTTCCCGCTACTCCACGCTCACCTACGAACGATTCCTCACGGGCGTCTCCGATTGGGAGTTTACGTCGAAGCAGATACGCATGCAGGTGGGCGACCTCAGCGCCTTCTCGCCCGTCCCCGGGATGGACTTCTCGGGCTACTCGGTCTATGCCAACAGCATCTACCTCGACGGCCACCTCAAGCAGCTCGCAGACCTCGGCGACCCCAATCCCTACACCTACTCGGTGGACAACCTCGCCGACACGCTCGCCCTCGACGCCAAGGGCAAGCCCAAGCAGCCCGTGGTCTCCACGCTCGCCGACGGTTCCAAGTCGTGGCTGCTCCATACGTCCATACAGGTCCGACGCGGCCAGACGCTGCTCACCTGTCTGGAAGACGCCACCGCCACGCCCGCCACGGGTCAGTACCGTCTTCTCTGTCTGCCAGTCGGCTGCACGGCCCACTTCGACCACTCCACCCTCTACATCGACAGCGTCGACTATGCCTCACGCCCCACGGCCTACGTCGAGGTGACGATCGACTGCGAGGGGCGGGCCGCCCTCACCTACGTCTTCACCATCAAGGTCGTCGCCGATGGCGACAAGGGAGACCAGGGCAGGGACGGCACGGCCTACGGCACACGCCGGCGCTATGCGCTCTCAGCACGCGCCACGTCCACCTCGCCCCATACGCCGCCCGACGACGTCGCCACATGGCAGGACGTGCCCCTCACCACCACCGAAGCCCGGCCCTACCTATGGATAGAGCTCACCGACTGGCAGCAGCAGGCGGGAGGCCTCCAGACCTTCTCGCCCCTCTCTTCCTACGTCCGACTGACGGGCGACCGTGGTCAGCGTGGAGAGGACGGCCTCGACGGCAAGGACGGCAAGTCGTGGACCCTCAGGGGCACGGCCTTCGGCCATGTCACCAACATGGCGTCGCTCCCCTCGCCAGCGCCCGACGGCATTTTCCTCGTCGATACGGGAGCAGAGGGCACGCCCGTCGCCGTCCGACGGATGGGCGGCGCATGGGCCTCCATCACCACCAACCAGGGCGACGCCTACATCCTCGCCGGCGACGTGTGGATGGCCACCGAGACGGCCTGGGCCAACCTCGGACGCATACAGGGAGAGAAGGGAGAGCGGGGGCAGGCGGGAGCCAACGGGCGCACCTCGCGCATCTACCAGCGCCTCGACGACGGCCAGCAGCTCTACGACGGCACCACAATCACCGCCGACGGCTTCTGCTACCTCGACTTCTATGCCGTGCCCTCCGATGCGACGAAGAGCGGCTGGGACGTCTATCGCTGCGTCCAGTCCTACATCTACCGTGCCGACCAGCACGCCCTCCCGCCCGCCGATGCGGACCACTGGCGCTCCGTGGGTGTCAATGCCGACTCGGCCTTCTTCTCCTTCCTCATCGCCCGCGACGCCCGCATCGACTTCCTGCAGGGCAACGCCATCGCCATCCGCAAGAAGCACGCCACGGCACCCTATGCGGGCATGGGTGGCGACTTCCCCTTCTGGGCGGGCGCGCAGGTGCCCTATCCCGACGGCTCGGGCTTCAACGGCTCCACCTACACCTTCGCCGTCGATGAGGCGGGCAACCTCTTCGCCTCCTCGGCCTACCTCACGGGCACCATCCACGCCACCTCGGGTTCCATCGGAGGCTTCGTCATACGAGACGGCGGGCTGACCAACGCCGACGATGCGCGCAACGGCGTCACCATCACGCCGAAGTCCATCACGGCCCAGTCCTCACGCTCCGAGGAGGGCCGCGTCGTCTTCGACACCCAGTCCAACATCGTGGGAGCCATAGGAGCTTCCAGCGGAAAGGAAATCTTTTGGCCCGTCGCCCTCCAGCTCACGGGCCGCCCCAACGACAGCTACCCGGGCACGGCGCTCGACATCGTCCAGGGCATCACCCGTGGCCACCGTCCCGAACCCGTCCTCATCGATGGCTCGGTCCAGCTGGTCGATACCAGCGACGCCTACAACGTGCCCCAGCCGCTCCAGCAGGGCTCGCCGACCTATGGCGACGGCCAGCGGGTCTATGTGCGCTCGGGCGCCGTCCTCGTCAATATAGCGGCAGCCACCGTCGCCCTGCCCAAGAACCCGCAGCACGGCGACTGCTACCTCTTCCTGCCCTTCGGGTCCTACAATCTCACCATCGACCCCGGTGCACATGCCCTCACCATCGACGGCACGACCTTCAAAAATAAGACCTACACCTGCGCCAAGCGCATGGTCTATCTCGTCTTCGTCGGGCGTGGTGCCTCGCCCTTCGGATGGGTAGGAAAGACGCTCCAGTAGTTCAAGAAGAAAAAGAAAAAAGAATGAATATCTCGCAAGACTTCTCCCTCACCGCCTCCGTCTGGGACGGCGACAAGTTCCTCATCGAGGCGGCCACGGCCAACGGCAGCCGACAGATGAAGGTGACGGCAGAGGTGGTCCGTGCCTACCTCAACGGGACCGCGGGCCCATCCTCGGCCACGGACCGACGGGTGCTCCCCTTCCGTGGCTTCATGGATTCAGGCGAGATCTCGCCCGCCTCAGCCGCCACGGCCCTCCCGCTGGAGGTGTGGTTCGTCCGATCAGCCGCACGCTTCGCCGTGGCTGAGCGCCCCTCCAGCCCCGTCTCCTCCTCGGCGCCGCCCAAGCTCTACGACAACTGGGAGGGCCGCAGTCTCTACAACGATGGCCTCTCCCCCGCCGCGGGCAACCTCTACGTCTGCCAGTCCGACGACCGCCCCTACTGGTGGACGGGCGCAGAGCTCCGACCCATCGTCACCGACACCACCGGCCAGGTCATAGCCGACGCCATACCCCTCGACGAGATAGACGCCATCACGGCGGCAGCCTCCCGCCCCTCTTCCTCCTCGCCCGCCAAGTCGCCCGCCTCACCAACACCTGTAGCAGAGGAGGCAGCCCAAGCAGAGGAAGTAGAGGAGGCAGCAACCCAAGAGGAAGCACCCGCAGCAGTAGCAGAGCCTGTAGCAGAGACGACGGAGGAAATGGCAGAGAAAGAACCCAAGGCGGCCGAGCTCATCGACACGACCCTCCGCTCAGCCACCATCATCGACAAGTCCAAGCGCTCAGCCACCATCATAGACAAGTCGAAGCGATCCGCCGACGTGACCACCGTTACGCCCGCGGCCCGAATCATCACCGTAGGATAATCAATCACTTCACTCATACACCATGGCATCATTCCTCGATTCAGCAGGCGTCACCCGCCTCGTTACCAAACTTAAGACCATCTTCCCCGTCAAGGCCACGACGCTGGCGGGCTATGGCATCACCAACGGCGTCACCTCCGTCTCCGTCACGGGCACGGGACAAGCCGTATCAGCCGCATCCATCAGCGGCCACACCCTCACGCTCACCAAGGGAGCCAGCCTCCCGACAGTGCGCCACGAGCGCCCCACATCGACCTCCATCCAGGTCTCCAACTTCACCAGCTCCGAGGAGCTCATCCTCGACCTCACCGCCGCCACCTATTCTGCCGGGGCGAAGTTCTGGATCAATTTCCTCCATACCGACATCACGCGCGGATACGGCCTCTACCGTGGATGCGTCATCACGGGCGCGCAGAGCTGCGCCGTCTCCTTCGGAGGCATCACCTCCATCAAGGGGGCCGTCACACTCCAGGCCGCCTCGGTCTATCATTTCACGCTCTGCACCAATGGGCGCAGCGGCCAATACCTGGCCAAGGGCTACGTCCTATGGCAACGCGTCTCGGCCTCGTAAATGACAGCAACAAAACGACAACAACAAAAGTGTAATTATTCATCACTTTAAAATTCATAAAACAGTATGGCAAAGTATCTCGATTCCGCAGGCGTAACCCGCCTTGTTACCAAACTCAAAACCGACGTCATCCCCAGCGTCAAAGTCAACGCAGCCAAAGCAGCCGACACCGTGCCCGCATCGGGCATCACGGGCGTCATCGACATCTCCCACATCCCGCAGGGAGCCCTGGAGCGTGTCGTCACCGTCGCAGACGATGCGGCCCGCTACAAGCTCACCACCTCTCAGGTCCAGCTCGGCGACACCGTCAAGGTGACGGCCACGGGACGCATGTACATCGTCGTCGATGAGAGCAAGCTCTCCACCTCGGCAGGCTACATGGAGTACGCTGCGGGCACCGCAGCCTCCGTACCCTGGTCGGGCGTCACGGGCAAGCCCTCCACCTTCACGCCCTCTTCCCACAACCACACCATGAAGCTCAAGATTGGTGCCACCACCAAGGACGGCTCCACCTCCGGCACCACTTCATGGTCAAAGCATGATATCATCGGCACGCCCTCCGTCAGCGGATCGGGCAACGCCGTGACGGGGATGACGGTCAGCGGCGACACCGTCACGCTCACCAAGGGCACCACCTTCGCCACCAAGGCGCAGAACGACGCCCTCGACACGCGCATCTCGGCCCTCGAAGACTTCACGGGAGGCACAGGCGGCGGACTGGGAGACCAGCTCAACGTGGCGGGCTACGACGTCGTCCGCTTCGATGGCTTCCTCGCCTCCAAGCCCACCCTCCAGCAGACCTCGGCCACGTCCGTCGTGGCCCTCGTCATCGTCAAGTCCGCCACCCCCAGCACCACGCCGGGCGCCGTGGCCATCGACAGCATCATCGCCAGCGATGGTAGCAAGTATTACGGCAACTGGAAGGATTTCAACATCGCCACGCCCGACGAGGCCACCAAGAAGCAGGTCTATCTCCACAAGATCTACCTCGACACCTCCACGGGAAAGGCTTACTATGCCGTGGATGCCACCACGCTCAAGGAGATCGACGGCGGCGACGTAGCCATGACCACCGGCGAGGTCGATGCAGCCGTCGCAGCTGCCAAGTAACCACCACCAGGGGCGGGCCATCCCGTCCCTGGCCTTTCCAATCCAAAGAAACAAGAATCATGAACAAGAGACAGATCACCCACATCTTCGTCCACTGCACGGCCACCCTCCCCACCGCCTCCGTCGAATCGCTCCGAGCCGGCTGGAAGTCCATCGGATGGAGCAACCCGGGCTACCACTACGTCGTCAAGCCCTCCGGCGAGGTCGTCAGCCTCCAGCCCGAGGACAAGGCCTCCAACGGCGTAAAGGGCTACAACGCCCACGCCATCCATGTGGCCTACATCGGAGGAATAGGCCTTCACAAGGCTAATCCCCGTGACGTAGGGAGCGCCCATATCGAGGACACCCGCACGCCTGCGCAGAAGGCCGCGCTGCGCGCCCTCCTCGCCGACATCCATAGCAGATACCCCAAGGCCATCATCCTCGGCCACCGCTCCATCTGGGGAGAATACTCGCCCGAAAAGTGGCAAAAAGTTTGCCCATGCTTCAACGCCATCAAAGAATATGCAGACATTTAAGCCGCTCCACATCATAGCCGTCCTGGCGCTCATCATCGCCGTCATGGCCTGCGCTTCCCGGCGCACCGTCTCCGACGACCTGCGATCCACGGCCACCACCACGGCCGACGCCATGGCCACACAGGTCCGCGCCGCCGTCCGCATCGACACGGCCACAGCCCAGTCGGTCAGCCGCGACACCACCCGCCAGCAGACCACCACCGCCGACACCACGGCGGCCCACTACCGACGGGCCACATGGCAGCAGGCCGACACCACCTTTACAGAGATTTGGATCAACGCCCGCCGCTTCCGCTACCACGACGGCTCCACCGCCTCCACGTCCTCCCGTCAGGAGGCCCGGGCAGCCACCTCCAGCGCCATCGACACCGACTCCTGCCGTCTGATCAGCCGCACCGACACGATCTCAGCAGTACAGAAGAAGCACATAGAGACCGATCGGCGACCGCTCGACAGGGCCGTCCTCGGCTATTCCGTTTACATCGCCTTCGTCCTCATCGTCGTCCTCATCATCCTGCTCTTTATCCTCGGCAGGTGGAAGAAATAAGCCGGACATCTTTCATATTCTCTATAATCCGAAGCCCCCGGCACGCGTCCATGCGTGTCGGGGGCTTTTCTCATTTCCCAGAAGTCGAAAACCAGCAAGCACCTACTCCCACGGCAGGCGCCAGCCAGCCTTGCCTCTCGCCTTCCGCTCGTTGCCGATCACGGCCACCAGCTGCCGACCCTGGCCCACCAGTCGCCCGCTCACGCTCACATGCACCGTCGCCTGCGCGATGCTGCCAGCGCCGATCGAGGGTCGCACGCTCCCGACCTGAGGCACGCTGCCCAGTCCGTTGGCCACGTCCCACAGACGCTTCTGCTGCCAGCGGTTCAGGATCATCTCGCCCGAGTTCACTCTCACGGGAATGCGGTCGCCCGTATAGGAGTTGCCGCCGACGATACCGCCCGTGGCGTATCCCGTCGAACCCTTCACGGCGCTGATAATGGCCATCAGCTGCGCCATACCGACCGCCGAGGCGGCCACCCATTCCCACAGGCTGCCTTTCTTGCCCTCGTTCGCGCTCGCCTGCGCAAAGCCCATGGCCGTAGTGGCGATGGCCTGCGCGATGGTGCCGGCGATGTTGAGCTCAGGCAGCTCGAAGGCGCTACCCATGCCCTGCAGCGCCGACCCCACCTGGTTGATGGCGTCCGCAGCCTTGTCCATGCGCTCCTTCACGCTGTCCGTGTTCCTCAGGATCTTCCCGAATTTAAGCGGCACCTTCCCGATCCCCGCCAGCTGCTTATTGATACCGTCGGCCAGCATCTCGCCCATCTCCCGGCCTATCTCGCCAGCATCCACCGCTGCGGCCACCGTCTCCAGCTGCCGCCTCAGATCCTCGGCCTCGTTGTTCCTGAGGTCGATTTTTGCGATGATGTCGAAACCGCTCACGCCTTGCAGCTCCTTCTTCTTCGCCTCCAGCTCTTCCGCAGATGGAAGCACGGGGCGCACCAGCGCGGCCAGATCCACCTGCGCCGTGTTCCCCGCCACGTTGCCGCCGATCGTACCGCTCGCCCCCATGTCGGCCTGCAGTCCGCCGCTGCGCTCATACCGCATCCGCTGGAGCGCCTCCAGCTTCTTCCGATAGTCCTCCAGCGTGTCGATGTCGTCCTGGATGTCCAGCGCCTCCTTCACCTTCGTATCGGGCAGCGCCAGCAGGTCGGCGTAGAGTTTCTCCACCAGCTCGTCCAGCTGACGGATGGAGAGGATGCCGTCCGTGATCTCGGGCTCGTCCACCACGTCGTTCGCGGTCGGAGCGGGCGTAGTGGGCGTAGTGGGTGTCGTGTGCGTAGTAGTCGTCGTAGTCGTAGGCGGCTCCGGGCTGCCCTTCACCTTGAACGTGATCGCCTGGCCCTTCTTCGCATACGCCGCCATCTGCTGCTTTAACCTTAGATTGTCAGCCTTCACGGCCTTTATCTGAGCGTCTATCCGCTCCCTCTCGCTCGTGCCCCTGATTCCCTTGTGCATCGTGTCGAGATTAGCGCCCTCGGCCACCATCATACCATAGAGGAACGGATGCTGCTGGGCGAGCGTCTGCCGCACCGTCGAGGCCTTCTTTCGCTTCTCCTCCAGGTCGTCCAGTTTCATGTTATTAGTGGCCGCCTGATTAGCGAGGGCGCGCATGGTGGCCTCGATCGTCAGCTGGTCGCAGTACGCCTGACTGTTCTCCGTCAGAGCCTTGTACCATTCGCTCACGCTGCTAAAGTAGCCCATCGTCTCGCCGTACCGACTGTTCAGCTCCTCCACCTTCTTCTTCTCCTGGGCCTTCGTCCCGTTCCAGTCCTTCGTCACGGCGATGTCCTTATAGAGCTGCGCCATGTTGTCGGCCACGGCGGCCTTCGAATCCTTCAGCCGCTCCGTCAGTTGCTCCGTCAGCTGCTTGTTGGTCTGTTTCGCCACGGCCTCAGCGCTCAGCGCCTGCTTCGACTGCTCCAGCGTCTTCGACACGCCGTAGATGATGGCCGAGAGAGCAGCGAGGGCCAGACCCACCACCGAGGCCACCTTCAACGTACGGATGGCCGTGGCCGTCGTGGTAGCGCCCACCTCCACGCCGCGCAGCTTGCCGATGAGCACCTCCAGCACGGCGCCCATGCCCACCGAGGCCTGGCGCACCACCTGCGAGACGGGACCCCATTTCAGCAGCTTCGTGACGGCGCCAGCGGCGGCCCGTCCACAGCCAGCCAGCGCCGTGCCAAATTGCACCACGCCCGTCACGGCCATGCCTAATTGCCCAAACTGGGCGATCATGCTCTGGTACGGCATGAGGGCCTTGCCGATATTCACCATCACCCCGCCAAAGCTATTCGCCAGCTGCTTCGCCTTGCCCGCGTCCGTCTTCGCCAGCTCGGCGTTCATGTTGCCGACGTTCTGCGTGATGATCTCGGCGAGCATGGCCGCGCGCTCGCCCTCGTTGCCAGCCTTCAGCGCCTTCTCCTGGGTCTCGCTAAAGGTGATGCCCACACGCCTCAGGGCGCCCGTCTGACCCTGCAGCGCCTTGCCCAATAGGTTAGCGATGCCGACGGCGTCCTCGCTCGTAGCGTTCAGGCCCTTCTGCTGCGTCAGCAGATTGTTCATGGCAGGAAGCAGGGCCGTCAGCGTCCGCTTATGACTGGCAAAGGTGGCCAGCTGCTGGAGGCCGCTGCGCTGCACCGTACCACCCACCACGCCGAGCTTCGTCTGAGCAGCCACCGCCGCGTTCACAGAAGCCACGTCCTCAGCCGTCGCACTCATGCGCTGCCGCATCACCGTCGTCAGCTTCGTCTGGGCCTCCGTGGCTGCGTTGGCCTTCGCGATATACCCGCCCATGATGTTGGTCAGATTCTGCAGGGAGCTATAGACGTTACCGACGGTCGTACTGATAGACGACCATTTGATCATCGAATCCCTGAAACGGTTCGCCCGCTGGGTCGAAGCGTTCAGGGCCTCGCCTAATCTCTCCACATCCCGCCGACTGCTCACCACTACGTCCTTGCCGTCGATGCGGATCTTGATATTAAAAGGAATAGTCTTTGCCATATTCTATTATAATAAATAAAGTATATTCACAGCCACCCCAGCTTCGCCGCACGCTTCATCGTGGCGTTTTCGATAGCCGTCCCGATCTCCTCCTCCACAATCTTCGGGCCCTGCGCCTCGGCTGCGTCCAGGAAGTGATATGCGGGCATCTTGCCCCTGTTCCTGCCAACCCAGCGAAAACCGTCCCCCGTGTTCACGAGAAAACGCTTCGCCCAGCTGCGTGGATAGCGTTCCACCGTACCTTCCGCGGCCCACATGAGCACAGGTTTCTCCAGCCCGTGCCGGTTCTTGATGTACCCGCTCTTGCCGTGAGGCTTCACGGTGATCATGAAACCGCCGCCACGCGGATAGACGCGCACGCGCACGCCCTTGGCCAGCTTCCCCGCGTCATTGATGCCGCTGCCCTCCACGCTGCGCTTCGCCACGGCGGCGATCATCTTGCCCGTCCGACGATAGGCGTCCTTCAGCGTCCGCTTCATCTCGCGCTGGTCAAACGTTTTGAGCAGGTCGTTCCACGCCTGCCCGATTTTCTGTTTCTCATCCATGCTTCTTCCTCCTTTCTTCTGCTTCCCTCCGACGTTTCATCAGGGCCTCGAAGGCGCGCTGCGCTTCCTCCTTCGTCGCGGGCTTCTGCTCGCTCGGCTCGGGCCGCGCCTCCTGCCGCTGGTCCCATGGCAACGGCAGCACCCGCTTCGGATCCACGCTCTTCCCGCTCCATGGGCTCACGCTCATCACGCCCACGATACGCGCACGCTCCCACGCCTCCCGCTCCCGGTCGTCGTCGTAGCGGTGGCGGGCCTCGCTGATAGCCCGAAACTCAGAGGGGGTGAGCAGCCCAAAGTCTTCAAAACTCAAGCCGCACACCCCCAGACCGTAACCAAGCATTTCCTCGATGCTTATTTTTTTTTACCAGCATCGGCATCCGCGTCATCGCCGCCCTCGCCAAACATCGAGGCGCTCCAGCCTTCGATGTCGGCAGGGTCGGTGGCGTCGGCAAACTCCTCCAGGCTCATCCCGAAGGCCACGCCCTCGCGCTTGCAGGCGCTGGCCACACAACACCACAGCAGCGTGAACGTGTCGCAGAATCCACCATCGCTATCGGTCAAATCACGGCCCGTCTGCTGCTTGAAGCGCAGCATCGCGCCGTTGGTCATGTAGGCGGGGTAAACGCTACCACCGACCTCGACCTCGATACGACCCACGGCGGCTCCTTCCTTGGAACGCTCTGCCAGGCCTTTCTCTTGTTTATTCTTTCCCTTTTCCATAATCATAATTTTCTAAAATGTCACACTCTAATCGCCCAGCGCGCCGCCGCCCTGGTCTCCGCCGCTACCCTGGTCTCCGCCGCCCGTAGTGTCCACCTTAAAGGAGGCCGTGAGCGTGAGGTCGGAGGTAAGCTTCACCGTGCGCGGGTTCTCCATGTTGCCGTCGCTCCACTTGTCGAAGGCGAAGCCGGCCTGCGGGGTGGCCTGGACGGTCTGCGTGCTGCCATCGTCGAAGGTGCCGCCGCCCGAGACCGTACCCTGGCTCTCGTTGGCCGAGCGGACCGTCAGCGTGCGCTTCGGCTTCACTGGAGCCTGCTGCGAACTACCGCCGCCCGGCATACTGGCAGAGTCTCCTGCGCCCTCCTGGGGCTCGATGTAGCAGCGGTAGGGACCAACCGTACAACCATTGCCCCCGACCATGTGTTTGTAGAAGGCTACGCCACTGTCTTGGGCCTGCAGAACATAAGAGCCGATAGGAGGTTCTTGCTCTACATACACACCCGTCAAGATTCCCTTGGTATATTTCTCGCCATGCTTACCGGCATACCCCTCCAGTCTATACTGCCCAGGGGTTCCGCCGACGATGTATGGAGTATTGGCTTCGAAACGCTGCACTTCATTCGTGACGGGTTTCCCGTTCTCGTCAATCGAAAGCGCCTCGTACAGTTTCAGCCCGTCGGGCTTCGCGCAACTGAATGGGATAATGATCGTGCCCCACTTCGCTGCGCTCAAGGTGTACTCATAGACCATTTTTTTGCTTTACCAACCCCAGCGCCACATGATACGACAGGCGGATGGTCTGCACGAAGGCGCCATCCTTCCAGCTCTCCTCGCCGCCGACCACCTTCACGCAGTCCATCGTCATGGCGAAGCCGTCCTCCTCCTCGCTGGCGACGATACGGCCCATGAGCTGCTTCCTCACGCGCTCCATCGTCTCCACGCCCTCGCCGTAGGTCTTCGCAAAGACCACCACCTCGTAGCACACCTCGTCGTAGCCGCTGCGGCCCTTGTCGTCGAGCGACCGCACATCGACGCGGCGGAACGTCACCAGCGGCAGCGTCACTTCGTTCTCGCTCACCACGGGGCGCACATGGCCCTCGCCGAGCAGGTCCTTCAACACAGAGTAGATAGCAGACCCGGCGCTCAGAGAGCTGCGCGGGATGTTTACTATAGTTTCACTCATCTTGTTCTATTTTTTTTCTAAAAATTATAAATGAAAATCACGGCAGCTCGTCGGTCATCCCGATCAGGCTGCACGTCACGGGCATTTCGCCCAGCCGACGCCGGCTCCGGTCGATACCCTCTATCTGGTACGTCTTGCCGTCCCAGCGCAGTCGGTCATACTCCCGCAGGGCGTCAGTATAGCGGAAGACGAAGGTCGTCACATGCTGATAGACCACCTCGCCGTTCAGCTCGCCAAACCCGCTATTTTTGTGCGTCACCTGGCAGGGCACGCCCTCGGCCACCACGTTCCAGCTACCCGTGTCGGCGCCGAACTTGTCCGTGGTCTTCTCGTAGCGCACCACGTCACACACTTCGTCCAGTAGTCCTGCTCTAATCATGGGCCTCGTAGTTCACATGGGCGTAGATCAGATGCCAGTAGTGCGGGCTCCTATAGAGCTGGGCGGCGCTCAGGCTCTCACGCTCTCGGTAGTTGTCACCGGTCAGAATCAGCAGCGCCTGCCGAAGGTCGGCGGGCAGCGCACCGGGCGCGGTCTCCACCTCCCGAAGGTCGCTCACCTGCAAGTCGGCGGCCAGCGTCTGCTCGGCAGCGTCGATGAAGTGGCCGATCTCTTCCTTGTCGAGGTCGCTGGCGTAGCGAAGCCGGCTAAAGTGGATAGCACTATCCACGTCGATATATCTGGGCATGGTCTTCGTCCTTGGTTCGTTAATGGGAAAGGGCGGAAGCAGGAAACCCGCTCCCGCCCGATCAATCAAATCAAAAAAGTAAAGCGAATGCTATGTTATGGAATCGTTTCCCTGTTTACTATCCTACGAGCCGGTAGAGACCGTGCTATCCTGTCCGGGATAGACCTCGGGCTCGCCGTCGTTCTCGAAATCCACGTTAAAGGTGGCGTCGTCCTGCGCGGGGCTCGTCTCCTCCACCTTCGTGATGACAAACTTGCCCTTCAAGTAGGGCGCAGCGTCGCCCTCGCGCTCGAAGCAGGAGAGCTCCACGCTCTGTCCAGCGCCCCACAGCTTGCGGATCTCGTCGAGGCTGAGCTCCTCCTCGCCCTTGTAGCGGAAGCCCTCGCCATGCACGCTGATGCTCATCTTCGTAACGCCCTTGCCGTTAAAGAGAGCCTTCTTCGTCTTCTCCTTCATGGGGGGCTTCACGCCGCGCTCCTTCGTCTCAGTGTTGAAGGTGACGGAGTGCGTGGTGCTATGCCCCAGGGCCTTGCCTCCGACGGAAAACAGCACGTTACTGCCGTTAATATAGTCTTGCGTTACTGCCATTTTTTCTTTTTCTTTACGTTGTTATATGTTCATATATAAGCCAGCGGGCCCGCGGACGATACGCTCCGCCTTCCGCGGGCCCTGTATGTCTTAGGCTGCCGTGTAGGTGATCTTTCCGAATGCCTCCGGGTACGGGGCGAAGAAGTCCCACTCGGAGTTGATGACGATGGCCACCGTGTTCGTCGAGAGCACGCTCACGGACGTGGTGTCGATGCCCATGGTCATCGGGCCAAACTGACCCACCAGGGCGTAGCCGAAGTTTCCGTAGTAGATGGTACCCTTCTTGCAGAGGCTCGTCGGAATCACGGGCACGCCGTCGATCGTGTTCGTGCTCAGGTCGAGCAGGAAGCGGCCGCTGCCCTTGTCGATGGGCGTGTTGGCCAACTCGGCGTAGGCCTTCCAGTCCATGATGAAGCAGGGAGCGTTCACCGGCACGTTGGCCTCATTCACCTTCGAGCGAAGGTCGAGGAAGAGCTGGCGCGTCAGCGTCGAACTGCCTCCCGTGGCGGCGATGGTGTTGCCCTCGGGGATGCTGGCCAGCGGGCTGGTCGGGGCGTTGGCGGCGGCGGTCTCAGCGACAAAGGCCTCGTTCAGGGCGAGCGTGTGCTTCAGGCGCATCGTCTCGACCACGAGGCTGCTGATAGCGCCCGCCGTCTGATTGATGGCGCGGTTGGAGATGTCCACACGGATCGGCAGACGGTGCGGCGTGATGGTCTTCACGCCAAACTCCATCGTTTGAGGCGTCACGGCGTCGTTCTCGCCATACCACGTCGCCTTCAGGCCCTTCACCGTCGGGAAGTTCCACTGACCCGTGATGCCGCTCTGAATGCGGGCGCCCACCTGGCCGATGATGGTCTGAGGCGTCAGCTCGCGGATGTAGTCCTGGATATACACGGGCGTGATGTTCTTCGTGCTGGCGGCCTGCTGGATGGTGTCGGCGCGCAACTGCTCGTCGGCGCGGTTGTAGGCAAAGCGGAAGTTACCCTCCTCGTCACGGCAGGCGGCCAAGTCCTCAGGGATGCCGCGGCCGCTGGCGATGCTGCGAAGCAGGCGGCCGAAGTTCGCCTCCTGACTGTCCTGCGCGCGCTGCTCCTCAAACTGGCGGCTGCGCTCGCTGCTGCGCGCGCTCTCATACTGCACGCAACCGACCATCAGCGCGTCGTCCTCCGCTCTGAGTGCAGCAAACTGCTGGCGCTCGGCGTCGGTCATGTCGCGGTTCTCGCGGGCCAGGGTCTGCTGGAGCGTCTCCATCTCCTGGCGAATCTCACTGCGGCGGCGGATGGCCGCCATGTACTCTTCTCTTGTCATTTCTTTCTTTGTTTTTGTTTTGGTGAATTTATGTAGTACGGCGAAGCCATGCGCCGATAGTGTCATAGTCGCCACGCACCAGGGCGGGCTCCTCAGCCTCGATAAGGCCAGCGGCCAGCAGACCGTCCCTCACGCCAGCGCTGCGCTGCTTCACGCTCGTGGCGGGATAGGCGGGATGGGTCACGATGCTCACGTCAAACATCCTGCTGATCTTGTCCAAATGGCGGACGTAGTACTCCTTTCCGTCCTGGTCCTTCTCCTTCGAGTAGGAGAACGTGTCTTTGTCGGCATAGAATCCGAAGCTCATCCCGGCAAAGTCGCCACGCCGCACGCTCTCCAGGGCGTAGTCGCCCCACAGGGTGTTAGCAGCGTCGAAGCGCATCAGCAGGCCCTCGTCGTCGAGCTCCAGCCGCAGGCTGCCCTTCCCGTCCATGCTGCGGGCCAGCATCTGGCCGGGGTCATGGTTCAGACAGGCCACGATGTCGCTGCTCCGCATCACGTCCTCGCTCAGAGCGCCAGGAGTGATTTCCTCAAACACGCTGCCATAGTCCCAGTCGGGAAGCAGCACCGAGCGAGAGCCGTACAGGAATACGCGCCCCTCAATCTGCCGACTGTCGGCCTGTGCACGAAGCTCCGTCCGAGTATAGTATCTATATTGTTCCATCTTTTTTCTTATTAGGTGAATAATTCGAAATAGGCACCACCCCTGCCACCTACTCCTTACTGTTGCCCGCTCCGAGCTTCGTTAGGCTGCCATTGGCCACGAGGTCGTCGCCACCTTCCAGCGGGCGGTAGCCCATGCGGGCGCGCGCCTCGTTGGGCGTGATCACGCCCGTCTGTATGAGCTTCGATAGGGCCGTAGCCTGAGCCAGCGGGGCATTCTGATAGTAGTCGTCGATGCGGAAGCGGGCCCGCATGTGGCCGTCGCCTCCGAAGAGCTTCTCCGTCACCTCGCTCTCGATCTGACGCATCAGCGGCGCCAGCGTGCTGGTCATGAAGATGGTCTGACTGCTCTCCGTGCTACTGTAGTTAGCGTTCGTGTCCTGGAAGACCTGCATCGGAGGCACGCCGAAGAATCGGCAAATCTCCATATTGATAAATTTCATACTGTCCAGCAACTGGAGGTCGCTCGGCGTCATGCCCGTCTGCACAAACTTCATCGTGCCCGGCAGGAAGTTCAGGTTCTGACCGCTCCCGATAGCCTCACGGATGCGCTGCGTCACGCCTTTCAGCTGCTTGTCCGTAGCGCCTCCATAGCCCACCTGCACGGTGTCCTCGCCCGTGATGAAGCCGCGGAGCGTGCTGCCAGGGGTAAACATCTCCCCCTCTTGCTTGTAGGCCTTACGCGCATTGCTCAGCACCAGCGAGGCGAGCTCGGTCACGGGAGTGCCCAGGAAGCCGTCCCGGCAATAGCTCCGGATATGGATGATCTCGTCGGGCATATACTCGCCCTCGATGCCGTCGTAAATATCGTTCACGGTATAGACGCCGCGCAGGCGGTCGTAGCTCACTGAGCAGTCAGGAGGCACACAGTACAGAGCACTCAGCACGCCACCACGATACACGGGCACGACGTAGGCGTTGCCGTACATCTCCCGCTGATAGACCACCTGCCAAAGCAGGTCGAAGCCCGTCTGCCGAGGGTTCGGACGCTCCGAGAGCAACCGGTCAGCCAACGTGCCCTCAGCATCCTCGTACCATGTCCGCCCGTCTTCCATGCGTCGGCGCATAGCATGAAGCCCAAGACTGGCCACGCTGCCAGCCTTGATCTCCACGCAGCGCTTCACACACGCCACGCTGCTCGCCGTATAGGCATCGACCATATCATCAAGTCCGAGGATAGTACCGACAGGCAGAAGCCCGGGGGCACGCTCTATCGTGCCGCCACCACCGCCCGTCACGTCTCTCAGAACGGACACGGCGGCCTCTCGGAACATTCCCCACAGGGTGCTTTTTCTTTTTCCCATTCTTTTTTACTGGGTTTTTCCACGGTATCTGACGTAACTGCTGTACAGGATTATGCCTTAATCGGAGGCCAAACTGCCGGCCCCACCGTTGTACAACGCCTTGGCGGGATATTCATTGGCCGGACTTTTTGCCCTC